TTCGCTTGATTTAACAGATACAATATTCATTGTATCTCCTGCAGTGATTCCAATTCTGCCCCAGTAAAGAAGTCTTGAAGTTTCTGGGCAAATTTGGCGATTGCTACTGCTTGGCTTGGCTTCATATCCCCGTATTCTGCGAATACCTCATCGGGATTTGTGGGGGAGCTTGCCTCGCTAGAGATACAGGATAACACATCGTATGGAGTGGGGCGGTTGCCTTCTTCTCTATCTTTTAGGCTGTTCCAGAAGTCAAAGGATATTGATTTAGGGTTTCTGTCCCTGTTCATTCGCTTAATGGTGATTCTGTATCTGTCGCCGTGTATGTGTTTACCATCGCACCAGGTGGGACATTTATCACCCTTGAAGGCTGTATTTAGGCTTAGGTCGAATAAGTCGAGGAATCGCTTTGCTTGTGCTTCATAATCCTTGTACTGCATTATCGTACTCCTATACCCTGCCTGCCTCGCCTGCTATATTCAGTTGTTAAAGAGCCTCTTCAGTGCTGGCATTACCAGCAGACGGGGTTTCCCCCGTTTCGGCTTTAGCTTTCCCCTCTGTTGTTACATCTTGGACAATCTATTATCCCAAGCGAGTACCATCCCCAATCATCTATCCAATACCCTTGATTGACCTTCCCTTTGCCACCGCAGGCAAGACAAGTCCCGGCCTTTTGTTCTAATCGTTTGCGGTTTGACTTTAATTGGGCTATAATCTTTTGCATTTCTCCCCCTTTCGCATCAATTTAGCTTTAATGCCTAAAACTTTATTTCTCTAAACCCGTGCATCCCATAACTCGTAACCATTATTATATTTAGTTATACGATATAAATCCCCTTGTTCCTTTATCATCTGTATGAGTGGTTGCAATTCAGCTTTGTTGGATGCTCCATATAGGTACATAAACCCTCTATCCTCTCCATGTACCTTGAACCATCTAAACCAATTTATGTTTTTCATTATTCTATTTTCAGTCTGAGGGTTATAGTATATTCCTCCCCCTAAATCCTGTCAATAGAACAGGCGTTCTACTCCATAGCTGTTAGCTACGCAGCTATAAATCGTAGCCAAATAAAATTTTCTTTGAAGCTAATTAAAGCTATTTAAAGCCAAAATCAAGAGATGTATATATAATGGCTAAACTAGGTAGAAAATGTAAATTAACCCCCGAATTACAATCAAAAATATGTAAGTATATAGAAGATGGTAATTATGCCATCCATGCCTGTAGTGCTGTCGGTATAAATGCTAGTACTTTCTATGACTGGATTAAACGAGGTGAACTGGATAGTTCTAGTAATAGTAATACCAAATTCTCCAACTTCTACAATTCTATAAAAGAAGCTGAAGGCAGGTCTGTTGTCTTCCATATGGAAAACATACATAAGGCAGCAGAAGCAGGTGAATGGGCAGCGTCTATGACATGGCTAGAGAGAAGGTTTCCAGATATGTTCGGCAAGAGAACAGTAGAACCAGTAATAGAGAATAAAATCCTTATACAACTAAGAGAATCAGGTCAAGAGATGTTAGCTATAAATACGAGTAAATCAACCCCCCTGATTACGACTAGCGTGACAGAGCGTGACAGCCCGTGACAATGCGTGACACAAAGCTAAATGATGTCATTATATATACAGCGTGACAACCTCGGACAAACCGTGACGAGTCGTGACAAAACAAGGTATATCGTGACAAACCGTGACAACCTTTGCTCTATATATTGAGTATATGCTCACTGTTTTGAACAATAGATGATTCCTTGTATATAGGAGCTACCATTGACCAAGCCAAAGTTGAGTTTTGAAATTCACTAGAGGTAACTCACGCTGACCAAAACGAAGTTTTGAGATACTTCAGGTGTGAAGTAGATGGAGGTAAAAATGATTAAAAAAATGATGAGTCTATTAGACCGAGTGATGCAGGTTGCGATGAGGGCAATGCGCCCGCCTGTGCCAAGGATGGCGACATGAGGAAGCCGAAAGGGAAACCGCAAGGCGGGGTAATTCCAGCATCGGAGATTGTGCTAGTTTACCAGCAGGAGTTCGGGATGAACTGGCTGAGGAGGATTTGGTCACTGGTTGACGGGACATTTAAGCTGGCTGACGAGCATTACCAACCGACAGACAGGGACATCATCATGTCTGTCGTGATGCAAGACCTGACGGACAAAGTTAAGTACAAAGAGGTAGATTTTGACTGCGATGACAGTGCATTTTCGCTCATGGGTGCGTTGCACAAGGATTTGCGCACTGCGTGTATGCCGATATTCATCACATGGGTTGAGTACTATGAAGACGGGAAGCGGTACGGACATGCTGTAATCAGCTTCTATGACAATGGCAAGGTCTGGATAATCGAGCCACAGAACGACAACCTGTTCTTAGTGCCCGAATATTACAGGTTGAACATGATATGTGGATAAGGGGGTAAAGATATGAGAGGAGTACCAAAACAAGATGGGAGTGGAGGAGGTACGAGAGCCAACCGTGGCAGGAGTGGATGCCCTGTGCCACGAAGAATGGGACGGGGACGAATGAGAAGGAGAAGGGGCTGGTAAAGGACGATGAATATCCCGTTAAAGGTTTACCTGAATGAGAGGGCACAGAATTGCTGCGAGTGTGGGGAAGTAATTAAGGCAAACCAGAGGTATGTTTGGCGGACAAAGATGATACGGGTGCAGGGAGACAGAATACGAGACACTGCGCCATGTTGCCTGCCATGCGCACGAAAGAGGGGGTGGATTGTAGATTCGGATTGAAAAAGCTGATAATAGCTTTAATCATAATTTTTGTTATATTCCCTATAATAGTGAGGTGTATGTGATAGAAACAAGTTGCTTAAACTGTGGTTCGCCCATAGAAATTGATATGAGGGAAGGTGTAAGATATTTCTTCGGATACGACACAGGTTATTATAGTGAGGCAGGAGAAGACAGAGACCCCCATGAAGTCGTAGGCTATTACTGTAAAACTTGTGGTGAGAATCTAAGGGAAAGGGCAAAAGGGGTGGGTCGTTGAAGGGGATTAAGATTGACTGGATGGAAGTGCTGATGTGCTTCATATTTTGTGAAAGCCTCCACCTGATTAGCAATGCAGTTGTTAGGCTAATAACGTAGCGGGGGAGTGAGACAGTAACACGCAGGATTCATAACCCTGAAAACTGGGTGCAATTCCTAGCCCCGCCATTAAATTGAGCCTATCTGCCACGTGCAGAAAAGGTACTGACTTCGCTAAGCCAATTAGGGCGGAATTGTCGGGTAACCGAAATGTCCTTGGTGCAAATCCATTAGGCGGAGTTTGCTAGGTGCTGGTGTCTGTCCTGAAAAGATGGTAATTATCGGTTGCATAATGTAAGTAGCTATGGACGCATAGTGAAAAGTCAGAGGACAATGGGAAGCGTGTCCGAGCCAGCATCTATACGACTCTGTGGTGTAGTGGCAGCATCACACCCTGTCGAGGTGTAGGTACGGGTTCAAGTCCCGTCAGGGTCGCCAATGTTTATTTCGCACTAAACAGTGGAGGTGAAGTATGAAAATAGCTAGAACAGAAGCCAAGAAATATCTAACCTGCCAGATGTGTGGTAAGGGAAATCTTGTCGTAGGGCTTATAGTTTTCACAAGGGGAGAGTACGGGGTGTATTGCAAGGATTGTATAAAGTCCATGCTGAAGGCGGGTAAATATATAACTAAGCAGTCGTTGTTTAATAAGAAAGGAGGTTAATAAACAGAACTTTAATAAGGAGGAAATGAGTATGAAAAAGGTAATAAAAGGACTAATAACTTTGGTGGTTGCGATAGGGATGCTAATACCGTCAGTGGTAGCAGCAGATTGTCCAGATGAATGGGGCAACTGTTGCGAGTACGAAGGCTGTTGCAGGGCGTTGTGCTGCGCCAACCAGACTTTTGATTACAAGATACGCTATTTCGAGAAAGTTGAAGTCGGTATGTTTCAGGGGAAGCCTTGTTATGCCGGTGTATGGACTACGGTAATAGTAGAAGATGCGCATAATAGAGATGGAGCAGCCGAGTCATTGGGCTTACGGGCAGGTTATAGCTGTTGGGTTACGAGGGTGTTTTAATGGCAGGGGAGTTTACTTCTTCAAATGCTCCTTACTATGGAGAGAATGGGACATACTATTGCCCGCAACCTTGTCCATGTTGTGACCCACCACGTTGCCCGTGTTGTGGGAGACCATATCCTCAGCCAAGACCGTATCCCTGTGAACCCTGTGATGAACCGTGTTCCCCTTGCTACCCATATCCATATAGAACAGGAGATTGGTGGTATCCTTTCCCCTATACCGTTACTTGGGAGGGATTTGATATTACAAACGGGACATTTGATACTGTTACGGTGACATCTTGACCGATGAAAAAAGGATAAAGACTACAAGGGAAACGGCAGCAAAGTTCGAGAAGGAGTTTAGGAAGTACCAAAAACTTTTCGGACTTACTGGTTGGGATGTTAGCTTTATGGTAGCCCCGCTAGTTAATACAGTATCAGCGCTGCGCTATTCAGGAAGTGATTGTCTTGCTACCGTGACCCTTAATGATACGCTTCCTGTGCTTGATTCATCCCTATTAAATATTAAGAAAACTGCTAAACACGAAGCGATACATCTGCTATTGGCAAGATACGACTATGTAGCCAGTGCACGGTATATTGACTCAGAAGAACTTTTATTTGCAAATGAGGAGATTGTCGTTAAACTAACGGACATAATACCGTAATGGGACTAGAGGAAGCAACGCAGTATATCTTCAAGGCTATAGGTTACGAACCCACAGATGCTCAGTGGGAAGTGCATCGTGACCCGACCAGACACAAACTTGTAACTGGAGGAGAAAGGGCTGGGAAGTCGAGGGTCAATGCCATGGAGATACTAAAACATTGGTATACTGATATATGTATACCAAAGAAGGAGAATGCTCTCTATTGGCTAATTGGTGCTGACTATGAGGGAACACGTGGAGATTGGGAACATCTGGTAGAAGCCTTCGCAAAGTTGGGGCAGATTAAGTCTCTAACTAAGTCGATAGACCCTGCGCTGATGGTTCTCACTGATGGCACACAATTTGTCACAAAGTCGGCAAAGTACCCCGAGAAGATTGCTACCGTTGCTCCTGATGGAATCGGCGGATGTGAGGCTGCCCAGTTGGATTACGAGATTTTCCTGCGTGCTCGTTCAAGGGTTGCAGAGAAGCGAGGCTTCCTGAGCTTTACGGGAACGCTAGAAGAAGAAGAATACACAAGTTGGTATTCTGAATTGTATCAAGTTGGGCAGTCTCATAATAATCTTGAGCTTAAATCGTTCTCTATCCCATCGTGGTCTAATAAATATGTGTACCCAGAGGGAGAGACCGACCCAGAGATACTAAAGCTGAAAGCCGGTATGACCCATGAGAGATTCATGGAGAGGTTTGCTGGAGTACCCGCTCCTAAGACAGGAAGGGTAATCACTGAATTTGCTAATCCTATACATGTACAGCTATGTCCCTTTAATAAGGACTTACCTGTGGAGATTGGCATAGATGTAGGTTTCAAGGGAGCTTATGCTGTTGAAGCCGTACAAGAGGTAAATGGACAGTTTCGGTGTATAGATGAGGTTTATCTGACAGGCTATGTTACAGAGGATGTTATCACTATATGCCAGAAGAAACCCTGGTGGGATAATGTCATAGGTGGCGCTATCGATATAGCTGGCACACAACATCAAGGCATGACCTCCCCTGTAGAAGTTTGGGGGAGCAAGGGGCATGTTGCCTTGGTCTATAAGAAGGTGAATGTAGAGGACGGGATAGACCTGTTCCGCACTCAGCTAAAACAGCATCCCATTACCTTGCAGGCAGGCTTTGTGTTTGACCCTAAATGCAGAGGGGTTATCTCAGAGATGGGTGGAGGGCGACCACCTCTAGAAGAAGGTGGTGGTATATGGATGAGAGACAAGAATACAGGCGTGGCTCTCCGCAAGAATGACCATGGATGCAAGGCAGTAATATACCTTCTGGCAAACAAGTTTTTATATACAGTAAAGGGTGACAGAATGCCCAGTATAAGGTTTATAGGGCAGCCTGCAACCCAAACCTTTAGAGGGAGATAAACACTATGAGAGAATTGATTCCCCCAACGGTAGCAGACATAAAGGATAAACTCTCAGGTTGGGAGACCTTTTATGGCACGCACCACCAAAACCAAAAGGATATAGATGAATTTTACGAACTGACGTTCAGTGCTGGTGTACCCAAGCGGTATCCTACCCGCAAGCCTTCAACGGCTAGGGATTGGATTGACGCTGGCGTAAGACACTACACGCTTGATAATCCCAAGGTGACAGTATATGCCCGTAGAAATTCTGACGAGGCTCGTAGGCAAGCTGCATCAATAGAAAATTGGGGGAGCTTTTTCCTAAAACTGAGTCGTAAGCAAATCAAGGATGTTGCAAAGAAAGTCCTGCTTCGTGGTGAGGGATTTATTAAGCTCAACATGGATGACACTTACTTTGGTGACTATAATGGTACACCTCTTGCCGAGTTAGGCGCTGCGGAACTGGTAGAATATAGAGAGAAGCGTTTATACCACTTCCCTCTTTATATGACTATCCCAGACCCCATCAATGTCTATTGCTCTACTGCCCATGATGGGCTCATGCCCCTAGAGGTAATAGAGTGCTTTGAGATTACTGTTTCTGATGCTGAAGCCTTATGCAAGAGAAACGGCTGGCGGTTTGACCTCAAGGACAGGAAGCCAAATGCAAAGGTTACGTGGATAAGTTATTATTCCCCTGAATGGAGATGCTTTATCCTTGATGATGTTGCCGTGCTCCCTCAAGGGGTACAGGTAAACCTTTTGGGATTCGTTCCGTATGTGCATTTCAGTGCTATGGCAGGACAAACCGGTTATGATGGAAAGCCTGAATATGAATACAGGCCACTGATACATGGCAAGCAGGATATGTTCAAGATGGAGGCAAGGATACTTTCCTTCATTGATGCCATTAATGCTCGTTATGCGTTTCTAAGGTACAAGTTCAGGGGTAACCCAGAGGTTATTAAGAAGCATTATCCTCATGGTGTGCCAACTGACCCAGATGAACTTCTGTTCGAGATTCCCGACCAGATGGAGATTGATATTCTAGCTGGAGAGAAGCCACCTGAAGGGTTATTTGCAGAATACGGGATGTTATCACAACTGGCTGCTCCACCCGCTACTCTTAGCGGGATAAGACCTACAGGAGTATATGGAGGAGCACACCAAGAAAGCCTGATGGCTTCGGCTCTATCACAGTACAAGGATGCCTTTATGAGTTTACAAGAGGCGCTGGCTGCCTTACTCGGAATGGGTTTACGGATTATCGAGAAGGTCTACAAGCATGACGTAATGATAAAGAACCTTTCCTCTGATGCTGCCAAGGTATATCAAGTCCTCAAGGTCAGTGACATTAAGGGTTACTATGACTGTGAAGTGAAACTACTTGCCGAGCCCCCAGAGGCTACTGATACACGCAAGGCTCTCGGGAAAGCTTTTTGGCAGGGTGGCGCAATCAGCAAGGACAAAATGCAAAAAGAATACTTCGACATGTCACAACAAGAAAGACTGGAGGAACAAACTCAGCAACTTGCCGAGAAGGTAATGGAAGACCCGCTAGTTGGCGGAGCTTTGGGGCGAGATGCCTTGGAGATGTTTGGGATGGAAAAGGCTGCTCAAGCCGTAAAGGAAATAGATGCTCAGACAGCAGCATTAGGGAAACAACCCTATCTAGGGGTAGGAGCTACTCCCCCAAATCAAGCTGGTGAAGGGATGGGGGTAGCCACTGACGCTGTGCAGCAAAGAGGCAGGAGTGCTGGAATAGGTGCTAGTCCAAGCCCTAGAGTGCAAATGGGGGGATAATGGGAAATGTATTGACAGAAGCCATGCTAAGAGCGCAAAAACTGATGGTCAATGTTGACAAAAGGTTTGGAGAGATAGGAGGAGCGATGCCCTATGGCAAGAGAAAGGCTACGCCAGCAGAAAGCAGGGAACAGAAAGCTAGAGCAGAAGAAGCAGAAATGCAGGAGTTATTAAATGGCTGAAGAAAAAACCACTCAAACAGCAGGAACGGTGTTAGATAGGCTAGGCATGGGTTCTCCTTGGAGTGCAAATCAAACAGCAATAGCTAATTTAGTTCGGTCAGGTTCATTATCTCCTGCTGATGTACATACCCTTACTAGCTATCAATTATCGACTTTGGGTAGCAAGGGGTATATGGACTTATACCCTCAAGTTTTCGGTGGGGGTGCATTTCAGCAGTCCCCAATGCTGTCACCTGAAGCCATGGAGATAGCAGCACTTATTAACCTAAAGAATAGTTTTATCGGGGTAGGTATGGAAATCTACCGCACGATGATAAACAATAGGATTAACACCCTAGAGGCAAAGATAGCCCCGGGAGCGGGGAGGACAAGACCAAGGGAGGCAGATTTTCCCCTACCAGACTGGATGAGACCTATTCTGGGACTTCCCCCGTTAGAAGAAGATGATAATAGGGGGAGAAGAAGACCAGACTGGGCAAAAGCATGGAAACGACCCTCAACCATCTCCGCAGAGGAAGCAAAAGGGCTCAAGGTTGCTCCGCTAGGGGCACAGACAGAACTGAGTGTTGACCAGCAGAAATATCTGTCTAGCTTCATTGCATGGCAGAAAGTTGGTGCGCCGTCAGCAGCAGGAACGAGTACATTACAACGTATGGCTCAGGGTCAAGGAGATTGGTGGCAGGAATTTCAACGGCAATCGCAGAGTATGTTCCCATCTTCTCAGAGACTTGGAGTACAAAAGAGGATTGCTTCTCAATAGGAGTGTTATGCCCAAAGAACTTGAAAGAAAGCTAAAAGCAGAGGCAAGGAAAAAGTTTCCAAGCAATAAAGAACGCCAAGATAAATATGTCTATGGGGCTTTAAGGAAAACTGGGTGGAGGCCTTCTCACCAAAAGGGAAAGAAATAGCATGGAATGGTGGAAAACCACTGATATAGTTAATAGTTTTGCAAATAGCGTTGACGCTATGGCAAACAAGGCTATTAGCGCATATACAAATAAATATCAAGAGTTAATGACTCAGAACGCCGAGACCGAGAGGCTGAGAAACTGGCAACAACAAGAATACTTTAAGAATATAAGCAGGGCTAAAAGGACTGCCAATGCCGAGGATAGGCTAAGGAGAGCTAATGAAAATCTCTTGGAGCTAGGCTTTACTGACCAGATTCCAATAACCCAAGATACCATTAATAGTGAGATGTCTGGGGGATTTGCCAGTTCTATTGTTCAGGAGGCTTTAACTGGGGCTTCCCAGGCTAGGGAAAAAGAACTCCGAAAAGCTGCCGAGCATGATGTGAAACTTGTAACACCTAACTGGAACAAGCTCACATATGAAGAACAACAGGATTTGATAGAACAGAACTACCAGGTTAAGTTCAGGGCTCTGTATCCTGCTGGCAAGTATTCTCTGTCTGACCCGGGTAGTTTTCCATACCAGTATTCTGTTGATAAACTTGTTGAAGGTGGCTACATGGAAGCGCCACCAGTGCAAGGAGAACCAGTAACAAGTATTGAGGAATGGTATCCAAATGCAGTTATTTCTGAACAAGGTGTAGAGATTGAAAATGGGCTTACACTTATGCCCGATTATTCTGTTGTTAGTAGCAATCAAACAATAGGAAGAATAGACCCCAAGACTGGAGATTTTATAGAAAAAGAGTTAGCTTGGTGGGAGAAATTAAGAAATGTCGTAAGCTGGCTTCCTCCCAATATACCAGCAACCCTTATACAGAAATACGGTTTTGCAGTCATAGAGAAGGCTGACGTACCCTTTATGATACAAGACCACGCATTAGAGTTGAATAAGAGAGGGAATCTAACTGCTGAAGAATCAGCTTTTATGGATTTGTATAAAGATGAAGTTGGCGAACCGCCTACTGAGAACCTATTACTGTCTATAATACATCAGCCTATAAATATTATTAAGACTTGGGCTGGTGCTGATTTAAGTCCATCAGAAGAACTCAAAGAGGCATATTATAACAGTGCGGGCATTGCTACTCGCATGCTGCATGGTATAGCCACGCCATTATCGGTAGCCTTGTTCACTGCGGGTGGACTAGGTGGAGCTACGGCAGGAGAAGCACGACTCGCAAAAATAGCCGAACAAGGGGGTGCTGTTGGCAGGGCTGCCCAAGTCGGGCAGGTAGCTGTTGCTCCATTGGCAGGTTTTGAGTGGGCAGCAGGGAAGGTTATTCAATTACCAATTAGGGGAGCTAGTGCTGCATTAAATAAAATACTACAGAAATATGTTGAGAAATATGGACACCACTTACAGTTTGTAGCCAGAGCAAAGCCCAATGTTACACCAATGTCTGCCTTAAACCGTGTTCTCTATAAAGTTATGAATTATCATGGACACTGGTTATCTAAAAAGGTTGACGCTCTCATACTTGCCCAGAAAGCTGCTACTAAAGCCACTACCCCAGTAGCTAGGACAGCAGCTCAAACCCAGATTCATTTACTAGAGGGCGAAATAAAGACAGCTACGCAGACTATGGATAACATAGTAGGGACTATCACAAGTGGCAAGGAATTAACAGCAGCATCTATAGCTGGATTAGTGGGTAAAAACACGCCTGCTGAATTTGTGTCAGGGATAACCAATATTGTTAAAGCTGGTGCTACTGCGGGGGCTGCTCCAATTATCGCTACTACTGGTGAAGTCTTTACTTCCACAGTTTATCGTGGTGCTACATTAGCCCCCACAGACGAAGGAACAGTCGGCAAAGCAGAATACTGGACAACAGACCCTCAATATGCTGCGACATACGGAACGGTAATAGAATCTAAAGTAACCCTTAATAACCCTCTTGTTATCAACACTCAAAAAGAATGGAATGAGTTTGCTTTAAGAACTAGGGAATTAAGAGATACTGCCGTTCAACAAGGCAAAGACGAAGATTGGGTTCAAGCGACATTAAGAACCCAGTTAGAAAAAGAAGGGTATGACGGCGTAGTGATAGGAGAAGGGATTGTAGAGAAGGGGAAACAAATAGCCGTATTCCACCCAGAAGAAGCTGTTAAGGAATTTGCCCCTACTACCGCTATGGTGGAGGGGGGGGCTGTTAGTGGAAAGACTGAAGAAATCCCTGTTAATGCCACGACTGAGGCAGAGAATCTGCTTACAAAGATTGGAGATGAATGGGTGGCTGGAAGACCTGGTATTGGGCTTACAAATAACCAAATAGCCCGTGCTAAGGCAGGAATCGCCACGATTGCTAAAAAGTATGGCATAGATAAAAATACACTCTGGAAGAATGTATGGTGGGAAGCTGAGGTTAAACCTGAAGTAGTTGAAGCTCCATTAACCGAAGAACAAATAGGGGAACTGATAAAAACTGTCATTACTCCAGTAGCGAAACCCACTGCAACTGCAGGGGAAGTTACTGCAATACCCACAGAGGGTAAGATGATACCCAAAGTTGCACCTGAAACTACCGCCCTAGCCGAAGGAACAATATCAGGAGAAATCCCCGAGGGCGCAGTTGAGGTTACTGGCATGGCGATGTCGCCCCAAGAACTAGCAAGCATCAGGCAAAACATTATGGCGGTTGGCAAGGTAAAGGGATTATCCAAAACTGCTCTTAATGATATGTTCAGGCAAATTGCGGGGCGCACTCCTGATAACCGACAGATGCCTTGGCGATTAACAGAAATGACTGATGAGCAGTTGCGGGATACTTTGGAGATAATCAAAACAGCCCGCCCCATAAGAATTAGACAGAAGATAGTTATTAAGCCCTCTACGGAAAAGAAGATTCTGTCGCTAAAGCAATCGCTTATTAACGAAGGCAAGCTCTCAGAAGAAGCCTTTGACAATATGGTTGAGCAGCTAAACCTTCCCACAACTCGTTATGAAACTGCCCAGAGGTTTATCACCGAGAAAGAGGGAAAGTCCTTAATCCGACTGATGAATGATGAGGCAGAAATAGGACTTATTGAGCATCAGGCACAGGTTGACAGGGCACTGGCTACCCATCCCAAGGTAAAGACTGCCATTGATGCTATTGACAAAGGCATTGCGCAGAAGGGTGCTCCGTATATAGAGGGACTTCCGCCTGACCTGCATTGGAAAACAGAGATGCTAAAGGATATGCGTTTCTTCACGGAAGACCTGCAAATTCGCACAGGCAAGCCGTTCTATGATGTTTATTTCGGGCTCAACAGGCAGCACCTTGCCAATGATGCCTATATTGGTGAGGTTTTTGACAGGATTGCCATTTCAACCCCAGAATACAATAAGATTAGGAATAACAAGGCTGCCATGACAAGGGTTAGGAATTGGATTGCAGCCAAGCAAAAATGGACTAGCGTTAAATCTCCCAAGGATATTACGCCAGAGGAGATTAAGTTAGCCCGTGCATACGAAAAGGCATTATGGGCAGAAGTGCCTGACTTTAAGTATCATCGCTTTCTACATCATTATGAAGCAACAGAGGGCGATGTTCACAAGATGGTAGAGCATTACAAGGATGCCCCCATAGAGGAATTAAGAATGGCTGTCAATACTTACGAGAGGCAGGGGGCAACTGCGTTAAGGAATTATCTTGATACAAAGGACTGGGGAATTATAGGCAGTGGTTACGAACCACACTATGTTGTAAGCCCTCAGTTGGCAATGCGGAGATTAAAGGCTACGTTTGCAACAAGGCGACTTGAGCCTAGAACGGGAGTGGAATTTTACCCTGAAGATATAACAATAGACCATGCGGTAAGACGATATATTGCACAAGTGAGGAATTACAATCTTCAGCCTTATGTCAGGAAGCTAAATCAACTCTATGGGGAAGCCTTGCCTCAATTCAAAAACCCGCAGAGAATTAATCAAGCCCTTACGGGAATGATGAGGGAGATGCTTGGGTATAAAGACCGTTCCTTCTTGGGCGAACTAGCCATGAAGGTGGCTTCTCAGGCATATATTGTAATCTTTGGAACTTCTATTGACCTGCCCTTCAGGAATATATTTCAGAATCTTTCCTATGCGACTCACAAGACGGCTATTATTGACCCTAGGAACGAGAAGCTCCCCGATTACAACAAACATTGGTATCAGGTAAACACTACCCAAATGGGTGCTATTAAAAGGCATCAGTTATTGGCAGAGGAGGGAGGGTTGCCTCCGTTTAGGAGAGCTAATAGGGCTGTTCTACGCCTAAACCTATATGGGTTATCAGATGACAAGGTAAACCGCCTGCCACACTTTTGGGGAATGTGGAATAAGGCTAACAGGGCATTAACTAACTATCAAGAGGACGGCGATGTAGGGAAATTTATGAAGGATTCTGGTATGAACGAAATGACCATGACCCAACAGAAACAAGTGCTAGAACTCCTAGCCCTTGATAATGTTAATTATGACGTTGTTGGAACAACGGATGGCGGGACTGCTGCTACTCTGGAAATTGCCAACGAGGTAACTAACAATGTGCATTTCCTCTACGACAGGGCACAACGAGCAGCCATAGAACATAGTGAAGGCGGGCGTATTATAGGTAGCCTGAGTATTTTCTCAAGGAGTGTGGGGCAAAGGGTGGTCAAGCAAATAAATGTTTTGAGACCCAATAGTGGTGCTAGTTCTGCTTCAAAGAAAGCTGCTTTGAAGGTACTATACTCTATGCTTTGGGGTAGTTTGGCTGCCAATTATCTCTACCAAAAGGCAACGGGAAAGACTCGTGCCCCTTACAATCCACTCAATCTTTTAACATGGCAAGCAGGTGGGTTGGCATTGGGGGCTATACAGCAACTTACCGAGGTTTCTGGGCTGATGTTTATGGCTATGGGGGGTAATGATTGGGCAAAAACTCAATTACCCATTACTATAACACAGGCAGGGGATACCTTCGTGCCTTGGTATAAATCTGCCATGCGACTTATAGAAGTCATGGTAGAGAAAAAGCATCTCGATAGATTACTTGCAAGAGAACTAATATCAATCATTGATAAGACAATGGTTGAGATGGGATTCTTGGATGAGGCTTATCAACCGAATGAATCCTACTATGATGCTGAACGTAGTGGAGAATGGATGTTAAAACATGCTTTATTCGGAACAGACCCAGATGAAGAAGTTGCGAGGAAGGCAACGGCAAAGGATATGTATGCAAAAGTATGGGGCTACGAGAGTTGGGCTGATTTACCTGAAGGAAATGCTAATACCGCAGGTACAAGGGCTCATTTCAATAGCCTAAATTCTTAGGGGTAATGTCCCCCAGAATCCCCTGATTGGCGGTTTTAAGCCGATTCTCAGGGGTTTAAGGGGTGAGGTGGTATGATTGGACTAAATAAGAATTTCACCCCCATTTTTTAAGGATGAAATCCCGAGTGGTCGTTCGGGTTTTATTATCTCCATAGTCGATGGAGATTTACCAAGTGTTCGATAGCCCCGTAAAGGAAGCTCGAACAGGGAGGTATAAATATGGAAAAAGCAACAGATAATGCAAAGCAAGGCTCTCCTACCGTGGAGAATGCTGCGGTGCAAGACTCTAATGCAGAACCACAAGAACCCACTGCTGAAGAATTAAAGCAGGCGGTACTGGCTCTAACCGAAAAGGATACTAAGAGCCAACAGGAGCTTAAAAGACTGCAAGGAGTCCTCAAGAGTCAGGGTGTGACTAAGCAAGACTTGGTAGACCTACGACAAGAGGTTACTTCAACGCAGGACTTACTGGCTGAAGCGATGGACACCATAAATCAAGGCGGAGTCGGGGAACTTAATGAAACACCCAAAACCTCCTACTCGGAGAAGCTCAAAGCTGCGAGGCAGGCTAGTCAATCGCAAGTAAACTCAGACCCAGACGCTCAAATGTTTTTCGGCTACATGATTAGTCAAGGCTTGAACCTTGAAAGTGCAGAAGTCAAGGAAGCCCTGTCTGATGGCAGGACTCCCCAAGAGGCTTTTACTCATCTCAAGGGTTCAATAGATGCTAGGAGTGAAGCTACAAGAAGAACAGAAATCGTCGAAGCAGTACAGGCAGCGGTGAAATTAGCAGGACTTACTGGTGGTGGTGTTAATGCACCTACCGCTGGTGGCAAGACCTACACCCGTGAGGGGATAAGGAATATGTCCGATGAGGATTACCTTGCAGAGAAGCCTGCCATTGACGCAGCCATCGCAGCGGGTTTAGTCAAGTAAAATATTAAGAGGAGACAATTTCAATGGCTAATGACCCAACCTTAGCCGAAATGAAGACTGGCGATTGGATTGGAGAAGCATTTAGTAAGGATGTAATAATCCACACTAAGTCTGCTCTGGTCGTGGCTGGTGCTAGTAACACTAGCTATCGCTCGGATTTGAAAGTCGGCTATAAAGTAAGTATTCCCGTGTTGTCAGAGCCAAGCGCAGGTGCAGTCACCGCTGGAACTGAGCTAACCGCAGAAGATTGCGTTGGAACTCCCGCCAGTATTACCGTTGACCAATGGTACGGTGTACGTGTGGAGGAAAGCGAGATGCAGTCCGTGCAAGACCATGCCGATTATTTATCGAAGGCTGCACAGTCCTGTGGTTACGCTATCGCCAAGCAGGTTGATACTGCTCTGGGTGCGCTATTCTCAACTCTCGGTGGATATACCACGAGTGCTTACGGAGCGGACGGACAAACCTTTACGGATGACATCTTTATTTATCTGATGGAAACATTGGATGAGGCGGATGTTCCACAGGAAGACCGTTCACTAATCGTAGACCCGTCAACCAAAGCAGACTTACTCAAGATTGATAAGTTTGTCAGGAACGACTATATTCGTGGGACTCCCATCGTGTCAGGACAGTTTGGTAGCCTGTATAATTCCAAGGTGCTTGTCACCAACAACCTCACCGCAGCTACTACCGGACATTACGGCGTGTTGATGCAGAAGGACGCTATAGGGGTAATCCTTCAGAAAGACCCTTATTCTCAACGCATTCCTATGCCTTGGGAGCATCAAATCGTCTATCAGGTCAAGGTTCTGTATGGCGTGGCGGAGCTTCGGGACACCTTTGGTGTACCGTTCTTCACGAGGAAGGCTTAATGCCCCTGTTCGACTATCATTGTAATATATGTGGTCAGACAAGGGAAGTGCTAATAATGCACGGGGAAGCCCCACAGTGTTGCGATACTGCAATGCGGAGGCTTCCCCCCTCCCACATCATGGTCAAGATGAAAGGTGATGGGGGATACCCTAGCAAACGCCATCTCGTTAAGGGCACTGCGCCCTATACGAGTGGTATAATATAGTCGTAGGGGAAACTCACTACTCCGAAGCGACTTAAAATAAATGGTTTATGAGGAGAAAAATATGAGTCAAAATTTAAGAGCGTCTAGGGAGCTTGAGTTCGTTGGTGATGCCAACCAAGAATCAAATGTCAAGGGGTATTTTGCCCCTAAGCAGAAATGCGTCACCTACGATTTCATGGAACTAGCCCTAGACGACACAAATAAATACACGCCGTACTTGGACACTACCAGTTCAATAGCACTAGCTGATGGGGGAATAACCCTTACGACTGCTGCTACTGACACCAAGACGTGCAGTCAATCACAAGGGGGTATCTGGTGGTATCCCGCAAGAAACCCAATGGTCGAAATGACATTCCAAATAGATGTTATCACAACGGTAGCCATCTATGCGGGATTCACTGATGCGGTTTCAGAGGCAAGTTCCTATCTGCCATTCAGTCTGACAACGGCTGCTTTGGCAGATAAATGTACTGATGGTGTTGGTTTCCTATTTGATACGAACCAAACCCTTGCCTACTTTAATATAGTAAACACCCTAGATGGCACTGAGGCTTTTACTCAGCTATCTTCATCCCATGTACCCGTTGCTGCTACTGATATTACAGTAAGAGTTGCAATAGACACTGCTGGCAACGCAAGGTATTACTGGAATGGAACTGAGTGTGGGTACAAGGCTCTCGCAACGACTACCACAGTCCCGCTTGTTCCGTACTTTGGTATTAGGAACAACTCGGATGCTGCTCATGTAGCTACCCTGAAACGTGTCAGATTGTGGTGTGACGAATAAATAATAAAAAAGGAGGATTCCAAATGGATGCTATAGTTAGAAAAAATGCCTCACCAGTCATAGGCGATGGCGATGCGACCAGTCTGGTCGTAGATTGCTTCGGTGACCTTTCGGTGGGGTCTCTTGTGGAAAAGTGGAAGCGAGAGGGTAGGGTATATTTCTACAATCGTGGTAATACTACTACTCCTGTAACTTTCACCAACACGGCTATCCTGTATACTCGACCTTCACAGGTTATTAGAGTTCCGTCAGGAAAAGCCATACTGCCACTGATGCTAGGATGCCACTTTGAGACTGCTGCTGGTGTTATCAACGAAGCTGCTTGGATTGCCTGTAGCAACGATGTTGGCGCTGGTACTTCTACCCTTGTAGCTGCTGGCACTAATAGAGGAAACATGAGGTCTGATAAAGCTGCTGATTCTGGGGGATGCACCATACAAATCACCTACACTGGTGATGTTTCTACAACTGGTGTTAACCCTGTAGAGTTTGCCCGATGGACTCAGCCATTCGCAGATGCTATTGGAGCGACTGCTGCCCATGATTGGGTACTAGACATTAAGACCTTTTCTGCTATGCCTTTGCTGGTCGGCAATGCCTCTCTTATCTTCATAGCTGGTGGTGGTACAGCACTTACTGGCTACACGACTAGCGTTTGGGCTGAATTTAACGCAGCCGACTTAGGACTGTAAGCAAATGGTTCGGGGGGTAAGCCTTAAACCCCCCAACCAAATATAAGGAGGACAAAAAGATGGCAACGCAAACATGGGACAAACCTTTAAGTGCCGAGGAAGGCGAGCAGGCATCCCTTACAACGGCAGCAAGCTACCTCGCATTTAAGAAGGGGTTTGATGGAGTAATCATGTATAGTGCGTCAGCATGGAGGCGAGCCTTGTCTCCTGCTTTAGTGAACGTACTCTACTACGACACTTCCGCTGGCACATATACAAGCTACAAAACAGAGGCAACCGATAGGGATTCTGAAACTCATGTCAAGTTGGACGCTATGGCTACGGGCGACTACCTCTACTTGGGGTTTGTCGAGCCAGTGCTAGGCATTCAAATCGACATGGGCTCTAACGTCAATGCCAATCACGTAGATTTAGATGTTGAATATTCTTCAACCGCAGTGGGGTTGGCTGCAACCTTGGCATGGACTGATGTATCAGATGACTCAGACGGAACTGACAGCACTGGTACTCTGGCACAAGATGGTGTCTATACATGGACACTGCCTACGGATTGGGTTAGGACAACTTTGGGAACACACAATGTACCTCTATATCAGAAGTGTTACTGGATAAGATTCTGCCCGACTGGTGCTCTGTCTGCTACTGTAGATGTCAATGAGATTATACCCGTCTACAAGAATGTGAACTATAGTTACAAAGAGGCAGCTACAAGCTATGTTGACCAGCTAAACTTTGTGAAGAATAGCGGGTTTGTGCTAAAGGGCTCAACAACTCAAACGCTAAATGTTACGTGGTTGAAACACGCATAAGGAGAATGAAAATGAATTATGACAAAATGCTTAAAGACATCAATGATGCCACGGCTTTGCGAGGGGTGATAGAGAGTGTCGCCCAGAACTTGAGGGGCATAGATTCTCAAATTGAAGGTAACAAGAAAGAGATAGATAAACGCAAATCTCTTGAGGAGTCTAATAAAGACCTCGAACTCAAGCGGGTGGAAGTAGCCAAGACCCTTGCACAGCATGAGGCGGAGATGCAAAAGAGGTTGGACAGCTTGGAAAAGGCTGGTGTAACCCTACCATTTGAAGCAAAACCAAAACCATTCGTACACAGCTAGGAGGTTAAATGGGTAAGATTTACCCGCATCCACAGTGGAAAGACACTGGCGATTCCAAAGAAACTATAGATGACGAACCAGCGTTAGTAACTAAGCTGGAGGTAGGCGATACCTCTACGCACATAACAAAAGACGGTGACGGCAATATGGTATTTACTGATGCCGTCACTGGTGAATTAACACTGGCAGAGCTTGAAGGTGGAGGTGGTGGAGGTGTTGATACCTCTGGGACACCAGTGGACAACGATTACGCCAAGTTCACCGATGTAGACACTATCGAAGGGCGGAGCTATACTGAGGTCAAGCAGGATTTAAGCCTAGAAGATTCTGACATCAATACGTTAATCACGGCTACTAAGCTGGACGACCTTACAGCCCCTGATGATACCGCCGACCTAGATGCTACCGATGCCCTGCATGGGTTAATGTCGAAGGCTGATAAGGGCAAGCTGGATGGAATAGAGGCTGGAGCAGACCAAACAGACGCAACCAATGTAGCTGCTGCTGGTGCTGTCATGGCTGACGGCTCTGTTCCCGTAACTGCGTATGTAGATATTACAGAAGCAGCCGAGCCTGATGCGCCAGCCGCTAATAACCTACGCTTACATGCACTTGATGAGAATGGATTTTCTATTCTTGCTTATAAAGACAGTGAGGGGATGGTTCGTAAGTTCGTAAAGGATGCTGTATTCATAGTCTATAATGATAGCGGAGATGCTATTGCTGCACCTAGAGCCGTTTATGCTTCAGGAAGCACAGGAACAGTGCCTACGATAGCCCTTGCTAAAGCTGACTCCTCAGATACTATGCCAGCAATCGGCGTTACGTTGGAATCCATAGCCAATGGTGCTTATGGCAGAATTATGCAAGTTGGCTTACTTGAAGATGTTAATACTCTCGCCTTTACATCAGGGGATATATTATACGTCTCCGCAGCTACGGCGGGGATGCCTACTGATACTCCACCAGCTTACCCGAATATAAGGCAAGAACTCGGCACGGTTCTTGTAGATAGCGAAACAGTTGGAAGTATTCAAATTATAGCAAGGACAGCCTTTGACGATTCCCTAATCTCTATAGTGCCGAGTTTAGAGGGTTCGCCCACTGAAGATTTGGCTACCAAAGCCCCTACTTCAGAATGGGCTTTCGACCACGACGCAGCCACCACAGGAGTTCATGGTGCTGGTGCTGAAACCCTCTTAAATACAGGCGATGTCGGCACTATGGCTGCTGAAACTGCTACTGATTATCTGGCAATAGCAAACTTAGAAAATCCCCCTACCGAAGATGAAACAACCAAAGCCCCTACAAGTGAATGGGCATTCGACCATAATGCTGCTACTACTGGTATTCATGGAGTTACTGGCACGATAGTCGGAACAAGCGACTCGCAGGTATTAACCAACAAGACAGTTATCTCTACTACCAATACCGTAGAAGAAATATCAACTGTTGCTTCTTCTGCTACCCCTGCTCCGACAGGTGGAAGCCTGAGAAACTTCTATACGATAACGGCATTAGCAGCAGCAGCCGAGTTTGCTGCACCTTCAGGAACGCCAGCAAATGCCAACAAGCTAATTATCAGAATAAAAGACAATGGCACAGCAAGGGCTTTAACTTGGAACGCTATTTACAGAGCTATGGAGTTTGCCCTACCAACTACAACCGTGATAAGCAAAACAATGTATCTTGGATTTATCTACAATTCAGCAGATTCCAAGTGGGACATGGTGGCTATCAATGAGGAGGCTTAATGCCCTATGCTAAGTTAGAACCAACAGGCTGTGGTATCCACAAGGGGAGGATTAAGCTACGTCTTGATTTCTTTCTGAATCCTGATGACCCTAACTATGGCAAATATCCTGATATTCCCTTTCATTCCCATTTTATCTACCCTGGCAAGGATGCCTCCGATGCCGATATTAAGACAGAGATAGAGAAGTGTCTTAACTACTTCTACGCCTTTCATCAGCATTGTTGGGACGAAGACAAGCCATTCATTGAGGAGTGGAAGAAAGTCCCCTCACAAGTCGGGCAGGTAAGATGCCCCTTTGTCAAAGGCAATCCCAAAGACTCCACAGCTAACGAAAGCAAGGTTCAGGATGTTCTCTCAAGAATCCAGAAGTTTCAAGTTGACGTGTCTAAAGTTCCGTCTCAAGACCTTAATATAGGAGAGAAGGGAACGATTGATGTTGGAAGTGCAGCGATAGACAGAGGAAATACTAGAACTCTAGCTTCCAACACTTGGTATCAGACGTTAATAGAGTTTAGTAATCCAGCTAATGCAGCGGGGGTGATAGATACGGTAGAGGCTTACTTTGCTTACGCCTATGAAGGTAATGTCTTCCGTGTCGGCTCTTTTCATGATGATGGGGATGAGGACTTCACTTGTAATGATGCAGAAGAAATAGGTGAGGCTGCTGAAGGCTATAACAAATTTACTGGACTTTCCATAGATATAGATGAAGGTGAATACATCGGGGCAGATTCCGATACACCGGGTCATTATCTAATTATAGACTGCGAAATCTCTGGTGGTGGCGGTATTTATCTTGCATTCGCTGAAAGTTATTGCGACCCCGAAGACTCGGGACATTTTACCTCTGAAAGTTCTTCAGTAATATCCCTCTATGGCACAGGGACAGGAGCAGGAGGAGAAGAAAACCACCGCCGAGGTTCGTTTTTTAAGATGTTCTAAGAAGGAGTAAAATATGGCACAAGTAACTATAACAAAAGCAAATTTTATGACCAAGGTGAATGACCTACTGAATGACAACTGGGCTAGCACGACAACCTCTGCTGGTGATGCAGACAAGAAGGATTTGCTAGACTCGGAACTTGCCCATTACAAGGATAATTATTTCAATGGCTGGTGGGTATATGTAGCATCGCAGCTTAGGCGTGTCTCGGATTTTACCTCCACGTCAGGAACAGTAGAGTGGATTACGGCGCTTACTGCACAGGTAGGCTCAGGCGTAGCCTATGAGTTACATCGTTATGATAGAGATAAGAAGGTGGCGGCTGCTAATCAGGCTTTAAGCATGGCGTTCCCTTGGTTCTACAGTCAAGTAGAGGATGAAGCCACCTTAATGGGAACAGGCTCAGGTGCTACAGAATATATAGTTCCTGTCACATTTACGGAGTTCCCTGAGCAAATCTTTTACAAGGTGATAACCAACACCACTGACATTGAGTATGTAGAGGTATTGGACTTCAAGACCCGCAAGGCTGCTGGCACAATGTATTTCTATGCTGACATCCCTCTAGGCGAGCCTATCCTGCTGGTTGGCAAGACATACCTCACCCAGTTCGGTGCTCTAGACACAACGACTACGGAACTAGATGACTCACAGGCAAATGTAGTGGCTATGCTGGCTGCGTCTATCTTTTGCAGGATGATGTCATCTACCGTTAGTGCCAATGATGCGGGTCGGTATGATAGTCTGGCTCAAAGATACGAAGCAATGTATGAGGAACAAAGGGATAAACTGGCAGAACCAAGACTAACTGAGGGTAAGCTGGACTACAGTTGGCTCACAGACTGGGAAAGAACCACATTCAAGTAATAGGAGTAATTATGCCTTCTCAAAAAGCAAAGGATAAAGTCAAGGACAAAATCTTCCCTAACGACAGGGAGACTCTTGTTTACCTGTCTGCTCAGGACTATAATAAGCTGAGTAGTGAGGAGAGGGAAGCCATATTGGAAGTCGTTAATGAAAAGGGACACAACAGCTGGAAGTATGAGGAGGAAATGAAGTCCATGTTCCCGCCTGTGTTTAATCCTAAGCCTTTAACGTGGAGGGTACGCTAGTGGCAACTGTGGGTGTAGATTTTGACTTGAGCTTTCTAGACATAACGACAACGGTTAAGGTAAACGCTGCTGCCTCAGCCAAAACCATTGATGTTACCACATCTACGGGCATGGCTGCGGGTGATGCTGTTGCTATTACCTTGAACGATACTAATGTTCACTGGGATATAATAGCCTCTGTAACTGATGGTGATACCATTGTTATTACTACTGGCATACCAAGTGCTGCCGATGCTGGCAACGCTGTCAAGAGTTACAATGCCTATATGTGCAGGTCAGAGGGGGATAGAAAGATGTTCTCTGTAACAGACTCTCCATTGCTACCCCCAACACTGATTACAGGGACAGCCTCAACGGATAACATTCAACCTGAGCGTGGGATTATCACCACCATGAAAGATTGGCGTAAGGGATTCCAACAGTATCTACTGGAGGATGCCTATAAATACTATGATTCTGAGAACTGTGACGCTAGGCTCAAAGAGAAGGTAACGCTACCGCCAAAACGACTGACGACTATTTCATTTGGCAATCCTGTTCCCACTCAGGATATACCCGATGCTGGGTTTGAGGAATGGGATGATGCAAATACCCCAACTATTTGGACAGTAATGGCAGGTGATGGTGTACTAAGGGGTTCTGCGCCTGGTGGGCATGAGGGAGATTACTATGCCCGCAACCCCACTGACCAAGGGAATGACATTACTGGTGGTATGTATGTAGATATGGACACCTTTTATGAGGGGTACAAGGGGACTGAATTTACGTTTAAGGTATGGGTTTATACTAGCACTTCTAATTGGAGTGGTTCTTATTGGGCAAAGATTACCATAGATGATGGTGTAGGAACTACCGTAACAACAAAAGATAGCGGTTCGGGCGAAGACTATACTCAAATTAGTGTTACCAGAACATTAGACGCAGATGCTACAAGATTACGCTTACAGGTAGAATATGGAGTTGATGTGGTTGATTTGGGTTACAATGTACGCTGGGATGATTGTAGCCTAACATATCAAGCAAAAGATTTTGGTGCTATCCCCCAAAAGGGAATAGTAGAGTTTGGTGATGATATAGTAGTCGCTTCTGGTCAATCTTTATTTAATATTGCAAGTGGCTCTGCGGTTTGGCTAGAGAACTTCCCTCAAACTATTACAGACCTATGCGTGTTCGAGGACAACCTTTACATAGCGCAGGGTTGGGGCAATGATTACTATTACACATCTGACCTGATTACCTTCACTGCCTTTACCGATGCAGCCATACACCCGAAATACTTTGCTAATATTGGTGGGGCTACCATGATTTGTGCAGACACTAATAGCACGGTAAAATCTAGTGCTAATCCTATCATGTCAGGAACAGCGTGGTCAACTCTTTACCAAGTAGGCAGTGACGACTTCGATATAACGGGATTGCCTAATAGCTCCTCTACGTGGTTTGCAAGGAAAGAGGATGACCTTTACTATCTGAGTGGCAGTGATGTTTGGTCGCTGTTAGACTTAAAGACAGAAGCATCTACAACCTACACCTACCCCGTATATACATGGGGAGGCAACCTGTATATCCCATCGGGAGTTAATTCATTGTATGAGTACAATATCGGCACTGGTGTAGCAACTGTCATTTCGCCTACCCGCTACGCAATCGGTGATGCCGATTATGATGAAGACATTATCGCTATGGCTGGTGATGAAACATATCTATACTGTGCCATAGACAACGGCTCTGATATTAAGATTCTGGCTGGTAGATGGGAGAATGTAGCAGGAGATACTGACTGGTACTGGCATCCGTTATACACACTAGCCGACCATAATGATATAACTTCTATGGCGGTGTCTGCATTGTCGGGTAGTAAAAGGCTGTATGTCGGGACAGATACTTACACCGATGGAGTCCAGCCCTATTTCCTGCCAGTAAGTTACACAGAGCCGTATACGGAAACGGGCTATGAGTGTGAGGCATCTGGTACTTTCTATACTCCGTGGCTGGACGGTGGATTCCCAACCGAGGAGAAATACTGGGATGATGTAGACATTACCACCATCTGCTGCACTGATAAAACCTCCGCCCAGTTATCGTATAGGGTAAAGGGTGGAGAATGGGTAGCCTTAACTACTTGTACTACGAGTGCCTATGATGGCGGGTATCCTGACGAGACCACAGATAATAGAACCATAGGGGTTTCATCTGAAAGGATACAATTCAAGCTCGCTATGGCTGCTGCTGTTGATGAATACACCCCTATATTACTTGGTCAAGGTGGGGGCATTTCAGTACGTGGACGGTTGCAATCAGATAGAACCAGACAAATAAACGCACAGCTGCTTATCGCTGACAGAATCAATGAGAGAACCCGAACCACGCTGGCAAGAACTGTATCAACCGACCTTACTAATCTTAGGGCATACTACGCAGCTAATGATAAGGAGACAATAGTTGCCCCAGATGACACGGAGTACAATGTTACATTTGACAGGGAATCATACAGGGAAGACGCAGCTTATGACGAAACTGGACATAAAAATGTATGGTGGGTTTCGGTGAAGCTGCTTGAAGTCTAGGAGGTTTAATGGCAGAACAAATCAACGATGTAGTCATTGTGTTAAACTCGGGTACTTATAATGGTGAGGAGTATGGCTTTACCCTTGCCCTAGTGGACGGTAAGAAGGCATGGGAATGCAGGAAGATACCACGAGAACCGCCTTCTATGGTAGAGGAAGAAATAGAAATGATACTCACTGCCCGAGATGAGGAACAACCTCTTGGGGCACAATCAGAGCTTGCGAGGGTTAATGATATTTTGACACAGATACAGCGGGTTGCCGATGAGACCACTGCCTCAACGATGGTTGGGATAGATGGGGTAACTCGCCATGTTCTTATTCGGTATCACGCTTTAATAGTAGCGGTGCATTGTTATGGGCTGCATCACTAGGAGAATAAATGGCTAAAACAGGGGACGTACAATTTACAACAGCGGGCAGCACTGATTACAATTACATGCTGGCTCAGGACGCAGAGGGAAAGAAAAGATGGGTGGTTGAGAAGCAATATAACGCACCACCTTCGGTTATCCTTGATAAGATAACAATGACTATCTCGGTTGCTGCACGGATGAGGCAACAGACCAATAAGACCATCATTACTACTAGAACCATATCAACCGTGATGGCAGAGCTTAGAATCTTGGCTGATGAAACGTCAGATATTACGTTAAGCGGATTTGATGGCATAACCTACTATGTGCTGTTTGACCGAGCACCCATTAGAGCCGAGAGTATATTAGACGAGACTGGGAGACTCACACACTATAATATTGACATAGTGTGCTGGAACAGAGACCAAGTATAGAAAGGAGTACTGATGGAAAAAACAACCGACCAGATGGTAAGGGAATTATACACCGTGATTTTGGGGGTAAATAATACAGATGAAAAGGGGATGGTATACACCGTCAAAAAGATAGAGCACCATCTTAATATGTTAAACGGCACGGTCAAGTCAAACACCGCATGGCGCAAAGCCCTCTGTTGGGCGGTGGGCATAATGGGAAGCGGGATGGTTGGTCTTAGTATCTATCTCTTGTCTAATGTTTAATATACCTTGGCGATTGTGGTAATGTATGCCATAAAGTAGGCAT